AGTGAAAGTGCCTGATATTCCGTCAAGACTATCTCTAACATCTCCGTTATCAAAAGAATCACTGTACGATGCAAATAAATCAGCAAAAGAGTTTGTTATTCTAGTTGAAACGTCATCGCCATCGTAATATTTGTTTGTTGATCCTTCACCTATGAAATCAGTAGTGATCGTTACGTTATCAGTAACATATCTAAGTTGATTATTAACAAACTGTGTGAATCCAGTACTGTTTGTGAATCCACTCAAGTTCGTGACACTTGTGGGAGAATTGATGAAATTGTTGTAGTCTAAGAAATAAGAGCCGTTTTGATAATCAGTNCCGTCAAACAGCTTTGTGGCATTTAACGTATTTTCGCCTGTCGCGTTTGGGTCATATGCATTTAATGCAGTTATAATACTTCCAGCGTTATTAACATAAACATCTGGACTTAATAAAGATGATTGTAGTGCGGCTAAAGTTACTTTCTTGGACTCATTAGCACTCACATCAGTAACTGCGAACACATCAGTACTTACAATAGTAGTGTTATCGATTGAAGTCAGCTCTGTGAATTTTTTATTTGACATTTACCTATTTCCTTAGAGTGGTAATTACTTATATATTTATACTAGATTAACTGTCTCTTCGCCACATATACGTGGTAATATATGGAGGCAATATTTCTGTGGGATCGTTCTGCATCATTCCCTGATGATGCACTGGCATAGTAACTATGCCCTTAACATCAGCAAGACTAGCTGATACATTTCTAATCCTAGCGGTACTAGGATCTCTTGCGCCGGGAATCTCTCTGCCTTTAAATACCAAATTACCAATGTTCTGACCAAAGGTGTGTTGGCTGAAGCCGTATTCTTGTAAGCTTGGATTCAATGTGCCACCATTATAACCAACGCTAGGATCTTGCTGTAAATCTCTCATCATTGGAAAATGACAATCATCATTACCAGTTTGAATGAAAGCACCAGTGATATGAACGTGCTGTATTTCATCTTTGGTCAATCTATGATTATTGTGGCCACCCTTAAATTGTGGCGAAGCGAGTTTAGTTATCTTCACAGTAGCACCGGTGCCGCCAACGGTGCCTCGTGTCTCTGTCGTTGATACTTGTCCGGAAATGTTTGTCCAGATGTATGCACCGTTAACTGATTTTACTGTTCTGTTTCCATCAATAGTTACACCAGCAGGAAGATTACTGGTAAAGCCACTAAGAGTGACGACATCTCCTACTGATATTGCATCATCATCCGCACTTCCAGAGAAAAGTTCTATTCTAACCGAACTTTGAGAACTTTCTTCAACCCACCCGCCAGTTGAGCCCGATTCGCCTGGCTTACAAAATTTTACGAAGGATGATGTTGATAATCCATTTGGATCTACTACGCCAAGCAATGTTCTGCCTTTAGCGTATCTAGACCAACTACCGAATCCAAATAAAACAGAAGGATCAGTTCCTAAAACAGATATATAAATTGATCCTACTGGATAAACTGCTTGTAGAATTGCAGTTACCCTAGCATCATCTAAATTATCTTCAGCGGCACTGAGTTTGGTGTTCAAATCAGATATGTCAACACCGTCTACAGTTTTATTTGAGCCAGACATTGTAATATTTCCACTTATGTCTGCGTCACCATTTATATCTAAGGATGCGGCTGTAACTGCACCCGTAGCTGTGAGTTTTGTAGTTGTGATTGTACCTGTCGATGGATTATATTCAAAAGTTCCAGTATCATCTAATAGTGAATTGGCACTCGCTTCGTTATGAAACACAACTGGAAAAGCAGTATTAGCAGTATTGTTAGTTACTGTAACTTTTGTTGCAAGAGTTGCAGTCGCGGCATTACCTGTAGTTGCAGCATCTATTGAGGCAGGTAATAATGCTTTGTTTAAAGTTACTCCATTGCCCGTTATTGCGCCTGTGCTTGAGCCATCGCTAGTAATTCTAAAAAATCTATCACCTCGCTTTACTTCAAAGTATCCGTGATTGGCACTTGTTTGCAAGATCCACTTAGGTGTATCATTCAGAGAAAATGTTAAACTAGTTGCTCCAGCTCCATCTATTCTTAAGTTCTTTTGAAGTTCTATTGAAGTGCTGTTGCCGGTAATAGTATCAACTGTGATTGTGTGACCAGCTTCTAGTGCAAGATTACCATTCAGTGATATGTTGCCCTCGTTATTATCACCGGGAGTACCAGTGCTAGTCATAGTCACAGCTTTAGCGGCATGAGAGGCTAAATCATTAGACTGTTGTTTCCAAACACTGAATGTTGAGGAGTCTGTAATTGCGGCTATCGTTTTACTCATTTCGTCATCTCTTTAACGGTTGTTTCTAAAAGTATCATGGCATCCTCTAGTTTACATATTCTAGATTCTAAGCTCTTGATGTATTTATCTTGATTTTTTCTAGCAACTGCATTCCTGTAGGCAGAAGCGTCTGTGTTGACTAAGCCACCATTCGCTCCTCTAACATACTCCTTTTGATTTATCATGTTAGTGCAATTGCTCTGTAATCGTACACGTGAGGAAACAGATTAATTCCTGGAGTACCAAGATTTGTAAGTCCGGCACTAGTACGCTCACTCTCTGTCATATGTCGCATTACAATCTTCAACTGAAAAGATGCATAGTTGTTTGTGCCTGCAGACTCTGTAAAGTCATACTCGAATTCTCTATAGTCTCTAGTGTTAGATACATTAGAATATTGAGACTCGTCTTTATTTACTAATAGACTCCAAGCACTTAGATTTTCTATATTAGTTGGGTATCTAAATCTTCCGTAGACTTCAACTTTAGTTCCCGGTGGTCTATATGCAGCTAGTAGTACTTTTAATCCGTCAGCATAAAGCTCATCATCAAGAACAACTTCCTTAGAAATCCACTTAGATGATGTCGCTGCCGAATTTGTTATGTCATATTTATATACATTAAGCTCAGATAGTGTAAAGTCGATTACGGGAGAGCAAGATGTAAAACCACTATTATTCATAGCGATTCTAATTTTAAAGTCTTCAGCTAAACCAGAAACAGCTCTATTTGATGCACTCTTAACAACTCTTTCATTGTTTGACATATATGTGTTAGATCTCTGTGGAACAGGTCTATCAATAGTACTTCCATTCATTAATGTGAACTCTGAAGAAGTCAAGTTGGTGTTGCTTGTATATATCTGAGGCTGAAAATATGAAATACTCTCATCATCAACAGTAGTTATAATCGCAGTAGCTCCACTATTATATCCTATAATCTGTTGATTGTTCTCCTTTACTGTTCCCTGAGTCATACCGGTGCCTGAAGCAATAGCAGTGAATACTGTTCCTTTAGCGCTAGAACTAGCTCCTAGAGTGCTTGCATTACTCGTTGATAAAGCGGTTAATACAGTATAAGATTTTCCAATAACAACAGTACTTACAGAAGCTGCTGCATTATCTCCAAAATAGTTAGAGGCTCGTGATGAGCTTCCTCTTAAGTGTAGAGTGCTAGAAGAATTCTTATTATAATAAGATACTCTTCCTGCTGTACACACGTAAGCTGAAACAGATGTAGCTGTACCAGTATACGGAGTTTCTAATGTTATCACACTTGTACTAGTGCCAGTTTTACTAGAAATCTTAGATAGAAACTTATGCGTTCCAGATTCAATGTACACATAATCAGTGTCGGTGAACAATGTTGTGCTGGATATTGTAAGTGTCTTCTTATCTGTTGATATTGCTCCACCATATGGAGTAATATTCTTAACAACATATGCTAATTCATCGTTCTCAAAGTTACCACTATTTTCTCTAATAGTAAAGAATTCTGGAGAATTTGGAGCAAGAGTGACATATTCCTGAGCAGCTAATGTAGAATCTTGAAATGAATACTGTCTTACAGTGAACTTAGCGTCTTCATCTTGATATGATTTCCAAGCACTATCATTAGTAGATGTGAATAGTACTCCATCACCCCAATCATTCGTGACGGAAGCATTCAAATTCACATCGGTACCACCAACTTTAGATGTCCATAGTAGATACTCTGGAGAATTAGCATCGGGCTTCAACACGAAACAGTATTCGGAATCAGTATTGAGTATAACAGGATCATCAAAGGTAAATGTAGTAGCACTAGTCGAATTATCAGATGCGAGAACATTTGCGCTAGTTAAATGCTTTTTACCAAAAGGAACAACTCTATCTGACGGATATCCATTAACAACTTCTCGTACTTCTAATGTGATACCAGTATTAAGATCCTTTCTCTTAAAGTAGACATCTATTTCTTTTATGAAAGATGTGCTAGACCCGTTAGTGCTTGCTCGTTTAATTCTGAATGTTTGAGCTATAGGATCTTCAGGTATACTTATTTGCCTTACTCTGTCAGTAATGTCAATATCAGTATCAAAATCTACAGTCCTAGTGCTAATATTAAACTCTGACTTATTAACGCTAAAGTTATAGGCTCTATAAGATGCTCTACTGTAAGAAGTCTTTGCTGAAGATATAGATGAGTATGTATCTACATCAGCAATCTCTAAGATATTTTCACCAACAAAGAACGTTGCTTCTGGAATCTTGAAGACTGCTGTCAAAGTTCCGTTGGCATCTGTTCTTATAGTATCATTCTTCAGTCCACTTATTTGTACATCATCAGCATCATCACTAGTCGCCGAGATTGTTCCAGGATAAACATGAGCATTAATATCAGTTTCTTGAAAGTAGAAGTAGTGTCTAGTATTTGGTCTTAATCCAGTAACAAAGATTTTCATTTCTCTAGATCTAACATAGGGCTTCATGTTTAAATCTGTTACGAAATTACCAACCGCAGTATTGAAGTTGTTTACTGAAGAACTCAATGAGGTAGTAGTGACTTCTAACTGCTCTGTCCGAATAGTTTCCGTCTGTGATACTCTCTCATCACTAGAGCTTATTACTTCTATATCCTCTTTAGTCATGGGCATATATTCTTGAAGATTATTGACCAAATCTAATATAGGAGTAGCTATATCAATCTCAAAATCTACAGCTGGATTTTGAACAATATCGTATCCAGAATCGAATGGTGGCGAAATAACACTCTTTCCGCTATAGCTGTAGAAGTTAGTCACACAGTTTCTAAAGTTGGTAGCGTAAGGCTGTTCTATTATAGTAACTGAATTACCAACTGCTATAGTCGCTAAATTTTTAAACTTCTGTGCTGTGCTTGAGTCAGAGTCAAGATATGTCAAATCAAGTGAGAATTGTCTTACAGCTGGAGTCGCGACTGTTCTAGTCGAGTCCAATGCGGATCTAAATTCTGGATCAGTAAGCTCGCTTAACCTAAAATCTCTAAACGAATCTGCTAAAATTCCATTTTTGAATCTATCAAGTCCGTCAGAGCCTTTAATCAAAAGACTTTTAGTGCTTTGCTCTAATAAGCTCAAACTAACTAACTCTACTAAGCTGTTTACCTTTTGCTCAATTTGACCTATGTCTCGCATTGTGTAATTATCTACAGAAAGATCCTTGAGTTTTATTCTACCTTCGCCAGTAATCTTTGTCACATTATTAGGAACAAAAACATTAGATAGTGGAAACTGATTTCCTATAGAGGGCGAACTAGGATTTTCGCTCTCTGTTCCTTTAATTAATTTTATGCTTGAGTATTCATCAGCAACAATCGTGTCCGTTCTAGACAAATAGTATTGCTGAGTTGAAGCGATTACACTATCACTAGCAACTGCATAAAAGCCAGCAAACGATATTGCTGTTAACGATGAGGCATCAGAGGCTCCACTCGCATCTATAGCATAATCTGCCTGAGGAGAAGCATAAGGTCTAAAATCAAAAGCGTTTATAAGGTTGTATGATATATTATCCTTAGCTACAAATCTCTTAACTAATTGTTTATTCGATACACCGAAATAGCTATCTGCTGTTAAGTACCCAGCACCAGTATTATTTCTAGACAGTACTTTGACCTTTATAGTCAATGCAGACCTACTAGATTCTATACTTTCTCCAGACTTTAACTGAATATACGATAAATCGTAGAATGTATCTTTTTGGTTATTAACTAATCTGAACTTACCTGTAACATCCTGAACATCACTACCAGCACTATTATCAGTGACTGAGATTAACTGTATCGCATTAGGTAAACCAATGTTTGCTATGCTGCCAGTCAAATTAGCCTTAACGAATACATCCTTTTCTTCTAAGGAATCGTGAGAGTTTGAAGAAACAATCGCACTATAGTACACTATAGAGTCAGCAGGTAAATCACCACTGTTAAACTTAACTGTTACTGTTCCATTGCCGTCTACAGTAGGAGCTTCGGATGGCTTATGAAGTACATTGTTTTTTATAGCAAATATATCACTTACTTGCGGAAACACATTGCTATCTGCGGCTAATGTTATAATACTGTTACTGGCATTGGTCGTTATCGCAGAAGAGACCTTAGTGACACTTTTTCGCTGAACAATCTGTGCATTAGTAATACTATTCATGCCAGATTTACCAGCATCAAATATTCTTCTAGCTCTAGTTGAATCAAATATAACAGGAGATGTACCTAAGATAGTAGTACTACCGGTACCAGTTAATGTTGTTATTGTTGTAGGAATAGCTGTTTCTTGACCAGCTACACTCACTATTGCATAGATATAAACTCTACCAACATTAGCGTCATTAAAAGAAGCCACTACGTTCGACACTGAACATGTAGCAACATGAGTATTACCGTTCATCAATTTATATCGTGTGCCGTCTAGATTGAAGTTATGAAACCCTCCGATTGGAGTGCTGCCCGCACCACCAGTAGCACTGAACGTTGTTCCTATTCCATCACTATCTACAGTAGTTGCAATCGTCAAATACTGTCCGTATGATATTCCAGTATACTGATTAGTTTTAATTTGCGTGTTAGTAGTTGGAGATATAGCTAACTTTTTAGCAGACACATTAACAATTTCTCTACCACTAACATATGCTTTACCTGGAGCTACGACTGCGAATGACTCATTTCCTATTTGCTCTAAACTGATGTTCAATCCAGAAGTGACGTAGTTTCCAGACTCTTCGTATGTTCGTCTAGCTAAAGTGTCCTCGATAGAATTGAATTCTGTGTATTGTCTAAGTCGTACTGGCTTACCATTCTCATATCGAATGAGAGAGAAAAATTCAGTAGGCTCAGATGAAGATGAGTATGATACTAAAGTTGGTACCAATTGTAGTCTATCAGCGCCAGGAGCATTTTCATTGTTAAATCCAGATGCGTTGTCTAATAGACTTGAGTCTGCACTAGAGTTTATCAAGTTTTCTGTGACAGTGAATCCAACAGAAACTGTACCAGGAACATTAGAATATTTCGATACAATTATAAATTGATCATCAACGAATATAAAATGACCTTTCTGATATATAACGCCTTCATCGCAAGAGATGCCGAATGATTTACCAGCATGATTAGCAGCACTAGATACAGAGATAGTATCTACGATTGTTCCCGAACTATTCTTAATATCTAAGGTTTCACCTGCTATAAACTCTTTAACATCTACTAAAGAATCATTTTGTGTAGTAGTCGTATAGTTTATAAAGAATGTTTTTAGATCAGGGTCTTGAGTTTGAAATCCATTTTTACCCCTAATTATTTCAGCGACTAGACCAGAAGTTTGACCAGTGACAGTGAATGTAGTCTTGTCTCCAGTAGCGTTGCTGATTACCTCGTTATATATTGAAGGATCATTAAAGCCAGCCTGATCATTCAATTTCACAAAGTTTATATCATCTCTAGCAGTCAAGTTGATACCGCTAATTATGGTACCTTCTTTATATACGTTAGATCCAAATCTCTCAACTTGCTTCTGTAGAATAGTTTGAAGTTGAGTTAATTCTCTAGCCTGCACTGCCTTTGCCGGTTTAAACAAAACCTTATTGAATTGTTTAGTCTCGTCAAAATCATCGTAGTACGGATTAACGCTTAAGTCTGTATTAATTCCCATGGATTACACTCTTTCCTTAAAAGTCGAATATGAACTTTATTTTTTCTTTACGTGTTACTGTTCTTTCTATAGGATCAAAATCCATGAAGTGAAGAAGATCTCCACTAAATTCCTCATATGATCCGTAATCTATTACATCATTTGTATTTATAATGTCTGCACCAACATTGAAAGATGTAAGTGTAGATTTAATTTGTATTGGTCCAAAATGCAACTTACTCTCAAACCCACCTCTGTAGTCTACGAGTTTAACTTTAGTGTTACTACCCTCGACTATAGATTCGTGTATCTTAGCGACAACGGTCTCTTCTTTTGGTGCGCCAGTTAGTGCTAGAATCGCTTGACTTACTGTGCCTCTTTTATTAGGATTACTCGATTGCCAAGTGGACACTCCACTACCAGCAGTAAATCTACTTCCTAAGATAGGAACTGTACTACTGTCTCCCGAATCATTTGCTGTCCAACCCAAAGCTATCCAATCAGTAGCTGTCATCTCTTCTGTTGGATAAACCGCTCCGGCAACAGAAGTGTTTCCTAATCCTGTGATAACACAATTATCACCATTTTTTATGTCTCGAACGTCAACAGTAGATATGAATTGTGTGACAAAAGATCCAGCAGGATAGCTAGTTGCCTTATCGTTATGTCCTGTAAATGTTATCACAGTTCGATTATCGAAAGATGCTGGAAAAGTGGTTGTAGAGAATGTGGGATTCTTAACTAATCCAACTTTAGTGTAATAGTTAGAGTCTGGTATAGTCGTAGATTCTCCATTGAAATCTGTCAATACAGCAAGCTTACTCATTGCCATTTCAGTGACAAGATCGAATCCATGTCCACCTTTAGGAGAAACTATAACTCTCAGATTACTTACTCCTGGAGAAGATATGCTTTCAGGATAAACAACTTCTGCTGTCGCAAATTTATACTTTGATCCCCTGTCTGTAAAAGCTATCTTATTTAATGTTCCTGTAGTATCTAAGATTCCGTAAGCTAGACACTCAGTTCCGCCTAAGTCAGGTTGACTGACCTTTATCTTCACTACTAATTGACAAGCGGTTGCTCCACTATCTGGCAATATACTATCTGTAGTCTCAATGCGTAACTTGAGATCACTATTAGATTCTTTTGTAGAGCCTATAACATCATATAGCTTACCACTAGGAGATTTTAAATACATTCCCTTATAAGCATCTTCGGCAGAAGATAGTGTTAATGTAGAGCTTCTCCTAACAATAACATCCTTATATCTATTTGAACTATCAGTAAAGACCTCAGATACGAATGTCACATCAGAGCCATCTACCAAACTAGTTGCTGCTCCGAATAAGAACTCGCTGAACTGTCCACTTTGAGCGGATTCAATTTTAATTTTAGATACAGATTCTTTAGCGGCAGCTATAACATTTAAATCTCCATATGCTGGATAAGGCAATGGAAGACTAGCAGATGTTTTGTATATGTTAACTTCGGCATCTGTCACTTTAAAAAGATATTTCCAAACATAACCATCGTCATTAGTTATAGACTCGTAACTGGTTAAGTCTATATCAGAGTATACTGGAGGTGCAGTCGATGCAGCATTAAGGTTGTTATCTAAGCACTTGTAAACAAAGTAGTTACCTTGACCATCTTTCACTGTTACGATAGTATTACTAGTGCTTATGTCTTGAGTGTCATCAAAGTCATCATACACTGTTCCTGATACCCAATCGTTTATTGAAAACATGTATCTAACATCAACATCGGATACTTTATTACCAAAAATAACTCTTCTTTGAAACTCTCTTTTTTCTTTTTGAGTATTTGATATGACAGTAACAGGATCGACTGTTGATGCCATAATGTAATAGTTTCCTTCTGGTCTAAGAGTACTTAACTGAGTATCAACGAAAGCCCTAATCGCATCTTTATTAGTATCGGTTAAACTCAAACTAGCAGTCTCACCATAATTCTCTAGAAGGGTACTAAAGTTAGCGCCTAATGTAGGATTAAGATTCTTAAACGATGTGAATAGCTCGTTAGTATTCTCTACTCTAAAATTCTCTGTAATTACCTTTGTCATCTTTTATCTCTTTAAGTGATTGTTACTGATCTTTGTGCTTTTGTACTTGGTCCTATGATATATGGATAAGTAGCTGTCACAAAGTATGCGTATGTTCCATTGGGAAAATCTGGAGTAACGCAAAATCTTCCGTTGTGTTCGTCTAAAGTTCCACTTGAATCAGAAAAAACGTAGTCTTGTATAAACGAGCCAGACTCTTGCTGTGCGTATGTATAGACTCTACCTGCCGCCGGCTCTGCTCTAGCGACATACGAGCTGGTCATATTAGTAGTTCCACTAGACCTGTCATTAGCTGTATTGTAGCCTTTAGGACCATAAATTGGATAGCCGTCAAATGCCATACCCACAATCTTTGAGTGTCCGTCTGGATGAGTTAGACCAGATGTTCCGTAATATGAACCGGATGCAGTGAATGTACTATCCCAAGCACCATTTAAAAAGTTTCCTGATCTATAACAATATATATCTGTGACGGTATCACTATTATCAATAGGTTTACCACTTGCATTATCGAGATTAAAACTGTTAGCTCTCTTTACTACATCCCAGTTAAACCCTAACGGAGCAGTAATGCTGGGTGCACTTCCCATAAGAGGAATGTCTCTTGTTGCAGCCGAAAGTATTAACACTCCGTTTGAGGCAATACCAACTGCATGACCCAATAGCGTAGAGAGCGTTTCTGGAGAAGAGATTTGGCTAGTATATGTTAACTCTGACAATGTGCTTGTGAGAGTGTGATTGGCTGATCCGTCAGTTGCCGCGTTGATTGTCGTTGTCGTAAAGTTCTGTCTACCTGATATAAGTCCAGACGTAGCTAACAACAGTGTGCTGTATAGTGCTATGGTATTAACGTCAATCACTTTAACGAAATATTTGTTGCCGTTTATAAGTGGAGATAATGCAGTTGATCCTGCAGTATATGTCACTTCAGTTAAGTCTCGAAATCCGTGACCAGTTATTGTTATTCTATCAAACTGTTCATCAACAACACTATTGCTGCCACCGTCAAACTGTTTAGCTGTTTGTAATGCAGTAGATATGGCAACATTCTCTGTAGTCTTCAGTGTGAATCCTGTCACACTAGAAGATGTTCCGGTAACTGCGCTTACTAAGTAAACGTTTCCTGTAGACTGTGTACCAACATAACCTACTATTGAAGCAGTGTTTCCAAGTAGACCGCTAATGGCTACTCTATCTCCAACTTTAAGCGTAGTCGCTGTACAAGTAAATGCACCAGACGAGCCAATTGTAATTCCTGATATGATTGATCCCGCGCTATACGATTTAGGGAAAGTTACATCTTGAGGATTATCTACAACGGTTTCTCCACCTCTATATGTGAAAACATATTGTTTGCTCACATCAGATATACTTCTTAGATCTGAGAATGTTCTGGCTGTGCTGCCATCATTCACGAAGTTGTTTCCAGCTTTTGCTGGATACGGATCGTGATCTGTTGTGAATGTAACTGTTGACATATTCTTCCTTAACTCACTGAATTTATGTATGCTGGAATATCACCAGTAACTGGTGAGCCTTCTGACCAAACTCTCCAACTGAATAATGATGTATCTGTTCCATTTACCGGTAGAGTTCCTCTGAACACTAGAGTCACTTTGGTTATACTACTTCTATTTATTAACGTATTTTTCATGTCTAACGTAGCAGTTTTTATGTACTCAGGATTCGTACTGACGTAAGCTGGCAGAACAACAAACGGAGAAGCTAGTGTTGTTGTTCCGTCAGTAACTTCTATGCCGAACTCCCATCCAGGAGTACTATCTCTAGTAGATACGTTAATAGACAATGTATCATATCCTATCCAGTTTTTTCTATCTCCATGTGACGTAAAGTCTATGTCTACTCTATCCTCAAATGTGCCTGGATCGTTCGCGGAAGAAAAGTTTGTGAATCCTACAATTGAGTTGTAGCCATTTGAGACATCGAAGACACTTGAAAATAATGTATGTGCTGTTGCTGGATCGTATACTGTACTTGCCACTCCATTAGAGGATGCACTTGTTCTAGTGCTTCTACTAGCCTCGTCTGATACACCAACTTCATAAGCAGATGACAATTCAGTGAAACTAAGCTCTCTATTCCTAGTAGACGTATTGGGAATATTAACTATTCCGCCCATATATACATCGTCAACTAAAGGAGTATATGTTAGTCCAGTGGGGGTACCAGTGCTTGTAGTCAAAGCTACACCAGAAGTAGTCTTAAGAGTAAATCCTGTTATGCTAGGAGATGTTCCCGTTATTGCAGTGATTATATAGGTAGTAGGATTCGAATATCCGGTAATTGAACCAGTACCGCCATAAGTTCCAGAAATTGCTATCTTCTGACCCACTGCTAATGCGGCTGCATCGCAGGTAAATTGACCAGTAGTTCCACCTATGACCACAGTCGTTAACGGTGTGCTAGTAGAAGATGCCAATAAGAGATCTTGAGTTGTAGACATGGGAGTAATATCTAATTGCGAATTGCTATTAGTTGAAGTCGCTACAGCACCATTAGCCAAAGTCTTCAACGTTAATCCGGTTCTTAATCCTTCAGTTCCTCCAGACACACTAGATGTACCATATAGTTCACCACTCTCAAAGGTAAGACCAGTTGTTGTTCCAGCTACACTGCCTATTGGAGTAATTCTAGTATAGTCTACTATACTTATAATACCTAAAGTGAATCCAGTCACACTGCCGGCAGATCCAGATACAGCGTTGACTCTGTATATGCCTGTGCCACCAGATATATCTCCAGTTCCGCTTAGTGTGCCAGTTTCTGTTATTCGTATAACTTGCCCTACAACTAATGTGGCAGCATCACAAGTAAACTCTCCGGCTGTTCCTGATACCTGAACATTACTTATAGTAGCGCCAGTATATCCTGTGATACTAGCGCCGTTAGTTGCTCCAGTAACTGCGACTCTAAAACTAGTAGATATGTCGTAAGCTGCAAAACTTATAGTGCCGGTACTATTCGTGAAATTCACAGTACTTAATGGAGTGGATAAAACAACCGGACTATCTTGTTGTTCAAAGATAAACGTCTTCGAGTAGAAAGCATCCATAGCAGAATCTATATCTATGTCCAATGACTCTGTAGAGCCCACTAGAGAAGAGCTGAACAGCTTTGTTCCTGCTACACCAGCAACTTCTTTGATCAGTCCAGAATATCTATTTTTTTCTACAGAAGACGATATATCATAAGAGTATTCTTGATAGTAGTCATTGTCGGCAAGTCTTTTAGTTGAGTCACTCAAAAACGATGTAGACGATTTCCAAGCGCCTTCAGTTTTGCCTGTACCTAAAGATCGAACTGTCGCTTTCGCTACAACCGTTCCGTAAGATGCGCTAACAAGTTCATCATTAATTATATCTACTATTTCTCGATCAGCAAATTTATATCCAGTATTCTCTACTTTAACTTTAGATATTTGACCAGTTGAATACGTAGCTTCTCCTTGTATCGTAGCATTCCCACCCATTGGTCTAGAATCTGGATCTCTTGCGATTGCAGTAATACCAATAGTTGCACCACCTTCTGTTTTCACATCAATAGACTCATCGAAATCGTAAAAGCTCATCTGTCTAAAGTAAAAATTATTACCAGCTCTTTTCAAAAACTTAGCTTTTGCTGTATATGGTATTGTGTTGCCGCCACTCTGCGACAATGTAGGGACACTAGGATATAAGCCGCCACTTTTTTGTACGATAATTGTAGTTATATCTACATTCAATATATTCTCTAATTGTATTTCTTGTGTTACTAAATCACCCACACTAAAATCTAATGATGATATTACATCCCGATCCAATGTGAATACTATATCTCTTTTATCGAACTTAAGTATAGTAGAATTCTCTATATTAGAAAACACATCATTCGTATAGTTTAGACCTTCTTTTGTAATCAGACTATCAATAGATCCTATGGTCAGTGTGATAGGTGTAAAAGCATCTCTCAATGTAGTACCTAAACTTTCAGATCCATCTCCAGACATACCATAATCATCATCATCACCAAAGCCATCATTACCACCAGTTGTCGGAACTTGATTCAACACCACTCCAGCAAAGTCGCCAACCTGATCTATGATAAGTGTCACAGTCTCTGAGTCTTTGATGCTTCCTATTGTATAGCTCGCTGATACATTATAATTAGAAGTCGAATTGAAAGTTATTTCATCGCTAGAATGATTAACAACAAAGCTTGATTTTTGAGCAGTTGATAGTGTTGTGAATTGATCGAATATGCCAAGCTCAGGCAAAGCAATTGTCTCAAGATATTTTTTCTGTGTAGCAGTTAAACTTCCTAATACGCCTGAATTATCAGATGGATAACTAGCGTTCTCGACATACAGAAAGTAATTATCTAACACTGTGATAGCGGCAGCGTTTATAGATCCAGCTGCTGCAAGATCGCCGACTATTCTAGTGCCGGTTAGTCTATGACTGCCTGTAGCATTATTAATAGTAGTTGTCG